TTACTATTATCTTCAAGAGTACCTAGTATCTTCATTAGGTTTTCTACACCGTCATGATCCATAGATGAATCAAAGGTTTCGTCTAATACGAGGAGATTGGTTGATGTTGAGTTCTTCATGCGTGCAATCTGACGCCATGTAAATAGCAATGACAAATCGATACGCTGCTTTTCACCCTCAGAGAATGATGCATAGTTAAAGGTATCACGATGGCGTGATCGTATGGTTTCAGTGAAGTTTTCATCTAAGTTAAATGCTACAAAGAAGTCTAGGACTTGCAAGTAGTTATTGATTAACTTATTCATAATTGGAAGATATTCTTTGACAACCTTTGTCTTAATGCCACCGTCTTTGAGCATCTCTGCTGCAGCATCATTGTACGAACGCTCATCTAACATTGTAAGCTTCTTCTCAGACAATGAATCCCTATTACTAGAATGCTGTTCTAAATCACTATTTGCCTGACCTAGATCACCTTCACGTGATGTGAGGTTTGATATGTCTAACTCAGTAGTACCAATCTGCTCTTGAAGTCTGGCAATCTCACGATTGTTAGAAGCGATATTCGATGTGTTATCACGTACTTGCTGACTGATATCACCTAGCCGTGCAATGGTATCTTCTACGATTGCGTATTCGGTTGACACCTTAGTGACACCTTCTTGTAGTTCCTTTGCTCTAGCCTGCGATGATTCTAACTTTGATGCACGTACTTCTTCATCTATAGATTGTGTACACGTAGGGCATTGATCTGTTTCCTCATAGAATTTAGCTTCTTTGACAACAGTATTGATTTGAGTATTAAACTGTGCTTGATAATGCATCAACGATGTTCTTTTATCATGAGCAGCTTTAAGACCTTCACCTAAACCTATTTGAAGACTCTCAATGAAATCTGTTGCTTTAGCATTAGTACTCTGCATCTCATTAATATTAGTCTGAAAGGATGCAATAGTAGTTTTCTTAGAAGTGATTTGATCATCGTTCATCTGAGTGATATCGCGTATGTACTTACGCTGAAGAGTAATCTTCTCTTTCATAAGATCAAGATTATAGTTAATGTCTTTGAGCTCTTCTTTGATTCGTGCACTGCGTTCCTTTAGGATACCATTCATCTTAGAGAAGATATTAATGTCTAATAGATCTTCTATCACGTCACGCCTGTGCCCACCCGGGAGCTGCATGAAAGGGATAAACGAAGATGAGCCAAGTACCACGATCTGGTGGAATGACTTATGGTTAAGCTTTAGGATATTCTGTTCAAGAAACTTCTGATAGTCCCTTGCCATAGATGATTGATTAATCATATTATCATTCTGATAGATCTCAAACCGATTAGGTTTAATGCCACGAATGATGTGAAACTTGTGTATGCCTATGTCAAACTTAACTTCAACAACACACAACTTATTGTTAATTGTGTTAACTAACTGCGGTTTATTAATATCACGATGTGGTTTGCCAAACAAAGCAAACGATAGTGCATCTAGTAGTGTAGATTTGCCCGCACCGTTTTGACCTACAATCAATGTAGTAGGTGATCGATCGAGCTGTACTGTGGTCATTTCATTACCAGTAGACAAAAAGTTCTGCCATGAAACTGACTTAAACTTAATCATTTACATGATCTCCTGGTTTTGTGCTTCAACATATAATCCACGCATCATATTCTTAATCCTATCTTTATCCAAGTCTGTAGTAACTGCATCTACATATGAGTCTAAAAGCGTAGTAGTGTCTTCGATAGAAATCGCAGAATCATCTACATTATCACCCATGAACTCATCAAAGGTTTCAGCAATCTTCAACTCATGTGTATCTACTGACTGAATACGGTCAATAAACTTATCAAACAGATATGGTTCAGACTTATTAACAACCACAACTTTAACGAACTTGTTTTTAAGATCGTCTACATTGTAATCATTATAACACATTTTGCGGTCATCGTACACTACTTTTTTGAATATAGTAATAGGATTACGCACAGGCGTAAGGGTACGTTTCTCGGTATCAAATATATGGAAGTGCTTAGGATCATCAGCATCTGACCATGTGAATTCCATTTGGTTACCGAGATAGTGTATTGCACCTTGATTTGATTTAGTATGGAAGTGACCAGACATAACTAACTCAAAGCGTTCAAACAACTCAGTACTCATACCGTGAGTATTTGGCATACCTTTCATCATATCGAAACCGACTAATTCAAGGTGAGCACCAAGAATAGATGCTTTACAGTTCTTTAGGAACTCTGTGTATTCAGCATAGTTCTCATTATTCATCCATGGAAGTACAGCAATAGAACAACCATCATAGTCTAATACTTTAGGTTTCATGATAATGTTTACATTAGATGTATAGTGACCTAATAGTTCTTTCAAAGAGCACAAGTCATTTGTATTCTTATAGAACACATCATGGTTGCCTGGAATGATATCCATATGGATACCCTCTGATCTTAGACGATCAAGGAATACCTTACGGTTAGAGTTAAGTGCTTTAAAGTTAACATACTTACGATGATCATAGTAATCCCCTAAATGAAGGATCTGTTTAATGCCATGCTCTTCTAAGTATGGAAAGAACACTTCGCTATAGAACTGCTCCTGATATTTAATGAATATATCTGATGAGTTACGAACACCGCAATGTGTATCGTTTAGTATTGCTATTTTCAACTTGTGACTCCACAATGATTAATCGTTAAGGATGTTCTTAGTAGGTGACCATCCTAACGCTAGTAAATATTCGACATCAGCCTGAGTGTGCATACGCTCACCAGGGGCTTCGCCTTCACGCCGTTCACCAGTAAAACCAAAAGCATCGGCTACGCTGGCGACCGGTGTGACATGGCCACTGCCGACATCGACTACATTATGTTTTATTATATCACAGTTTTCCATGATTGTACATACCCCATTTAACAAATCATCGATATGAATCCAGTCCCTATAATGATCCTTATTGATGTATTCAACGGTTTTTGCCTTTAAACGTTTGTACAACATGTCATCACGTCCAGGCCATACAGTATGGAACTTCATACCGATATTCTTAACGGTCAACATAGATGCCATTTCTTCAAGCATCTGTTTAGTACTAGCGTATGGATTTAGCCACCATTCATGGGCATTAGATGATGATGCATATATTACTTTAGTATCTGTGCGTTCACAGTATTTAAAGATACGACGAGACAATTCAACATTGTTCTTATAGTATTCTGTAGGTTCTCTAAATGACCTACGTACACCTGCAAGACCAGCAAGGTGAATAACCATATCGAAATTCTTTTGTTGAGTTTCCCACTCTATGTCGAGTAAATCACCTTCAAAGGTACCTACAACGATATCGCGTTTCCAAAGCTCATCAAGAAGTCTACTTCCAATATATCCTTCGTGTCCTGTTAATAATACTTTATGCGTCATTACTTTCTCCACTTTTCATTCACAAGTTGCGCTTTATGCAAAACGCTCATGCCTTGCATATATTCATCGGAAGTGAATTTCAAGAAAGCTTTTACATCCTTAGGGAAACAAGCTCCGCCATAACCACGTCCATCTGCACCAGGCACATCCATATGTGAGGTGCCTAATCTAGGATCAAGTTCAAGAAGGGCTTTAAGTTTACCCCAATTACCATCATATTGATCGTGTAGTTCATTCATGAATACAACCTTAGTTGCAAGGAAAGTATTCACTGCATACTTCATAAATGATGCTGTCCTTGCATCGGTTACATGTACATGCTTACCTAGGTTTTCAAACAAGTCTTCCCAAAACCATAAGGCTGAAGTAGGCTTACCACCTAGTATTACAATCTCATTAGTCCTAATATCCGAAGCTGCATTAGCTGCAGTAAGAAACTCAGGTGAGTATGTAACATTTGGCCTGAGTATATTTAATCTTCTAATGTACTCAGGATTAACAGTTGACTTTATCAAGATTGGTATATCTTTAGGTAATCCTTTTAGAATAGTGGTTATAATACTATGATTTACTATTCCGTCATCACCCGTAGGTGCAGGTACACATATGATAGATGGATTCGACGTGTCAACAGTCGGCTGCATGTCTTTAAAGTTAGGATCTATACGAACAATGTCGTATCCATTTTCTTTAAGGTAGTCAGCGTAAGCACCGCCTACATATCCATTACCAAATATATTAATACTAGACATATCAGGCTCCCATAAAAAGTTCGAGACCTTTTGCTTTTCGCTCTTTTTCAGCTAGCTTTTCAGCTTTACCGAATACCTTCAGCGAGTTGTCAACTTCACGGATTCTATCGATTCGCACACGAAGTTCTTCAACGAAAGCATGCTCTGATCCACCTACATGTGATCCAGTGTCTGCATCGCTATATGAAAGGAACTCATCGATACCAGCTCTTTCGATCCACTTAAATTTGATCTCTTGCTGCTTCTTCTCTTTGGCTATACGTCTTAAGAATGCATAGTAACAAATCTGAGTAAAGTATGCAAACGCATTAGGGTTACCCGTACGTGTAGCTGCTTCGATATTGTAGTTGGTAATTGCTTTAAGACAATTCTCGACTGCATCCATAACCATCTCTTCACGATAGGTATAACGGATAAAGTTAGATTTGTGCGATAAGCCTTCTGCAATCTTTAGAAAGCAGTGTGCGATATAGTCAGGAACAATGGGAAGCGCCGTCTCGGCATCTTGTGCCTCATTGACCTTACTTACATACTCAACAACTGTCAGAGAGAATTCCCTGTTGTTGACGTAATGTGGTTTATTCTTTGGTTTCATCATATACTCCTAGTATATCTTATTGTATTATTATAACACAATTCTAAGGAAATGTACACTATTTATTTTGTTTTATTTATTTTCGTTTATACCGCATTTAACTGTGTACAAAGCCGTCAAACTGTGGTATAATAAAGATGTTACTGCCGAGGGATAGAGGTACCATATGGTAGATTAGTGCATAGTATCATTATCCTCATCAATATTAAATCCGTCATCATCAATATATTCATCTTCACCTTCGTCGTCTTCGAATATTGGTATCGGTCGTACTTTGAACTTTAATGCAGTCCTGATGTAGTGTTCTTTAAACAGGTCGTTGCATGGAGTGGTTGCTACAATACTATTTATATAGATTGAAATGACGTTGTTATCTGACATTGGCATCCACTCGGTGAAGAAGAATGATTCGGTATCTCCTAACGTTGGCATCATATTGAGAGATAGTGGAGATTCTATTACGAGCCTATCCTTTTCCATAGCTCTAATCAAACCAACTACTTCGTCACCGGAGACTAACTTCAGGTGTTGTATGTTAATAGTATCTAATACATTTTCCATTATATGTCCACTTCATAAATTTTATATTTGAATTTTTCTTTACCGTAGATTTTCATCCGTTCGGCAGCGTGTAGTAATGTGTAGTTCTTCCTAGCTTTCCAACCAAGGTTATCAGCCAGGTCAAATAGCTTTGTTGCTTGACCATTGTCAGACTTGCGTAAACCACGTCCAATAGATTGTAACACTTTAATCTGTGACTTAGATGGACTTGCAAAGACAACATTGTGCAAGTTTCTAATATTGACACCAGTACTGAATGTGCCAAGTGATGCCACAATGATTGCATTCTTCTGTGTCTCAGTAATCTTTCGGATATCCTCACGTACGTCAGCACCAGTTTCACCTGACACATAGAAGATCTGTCTACGTTTATGCGACTTGTTCTTTATCATATCATACAAAGGTTTACCGTGCTTTTCTACATATTGAAACAATACAAGTGTATTACCTTCCTGATCTAATGCCAGATTAGTGATAAAGCTATTACGTTTCTCATATGCAACAATGTAGTCCATCTCTTCTTGGTACTTCTTTTTACCCCATGCTTTACGTATTTCATCTGGATATTTGAGTAGTATCATACTAATCTCTAATTCTGAGAGTGATCCTGCATCCATTAGTTTTTTAGTAGTAGTCACATAGTGAGCCGGTCCAAAGTGCCCTTCAAGTACAAGTTTATGTGTTTGTGTTCCATCAAGTGTTCCTGTAGTACCAAACCGGTATTCAGAATCACGCATTTTAGATAAAATTGATATGAGACTCTTTGCTTTAAAGTTGTGAGCTTCATCACCAAATACTGCACCAAACTGGCTAAACCAATCTGGTCCTAGCTTATATATTGACTGCCATGTAGATACGATAATCCGCTCTTGCTCAGCAAACTTAGGTCTACCTGAATAGATTCTGTGTATCATTTCTTCATTATCAAATGTATCATCAAATTGACTATAGTCACCAAAGTCACTATACATCTGTTGAACTAATGAAGTAGTAGGTACAATAATCAAGATTCTTTTATCGAATCGTTCTAAGAACCATCGAATAATAAGATAGATTATGAGTGATTTACCAGATGCTGTAGGTGATATAAGCAATGCGCGTTTCTTTGATAACGCATGGCTAACTGCATCTAACTGATAATCACGTGGCACAATTGCTTTACCATTAGATGATAAAGTCAAATCGTTTACCCAGCTCATATCGACTACGGAATTAGTACTAGGTACTCCGTAATACGCATCATGCTCTATTTCAATGTGGTAGTCACGTCCGGGTGTGGAGGCGAATTCTTGCACGTATGCAAATAATCCACCAGGTAGATCTCCTGATCTTACATCGAAGAGACGGATCTTGCCGTCCCACATTTTGTTCTTATATGAGGGCATGAATTTATACCCAGGAACAAAGAATGTAAAGAAATCAGATATCTCGTTGGCAATACCTGGATCTGTATCGATCGTTAGGTATGCATGATTCTTCTTCTTTACGCGTATTACTTCGGACATTATTATGCACCTGATTCAAATTTGCGCCAGTCTATTGCGTTTTTAATACTAGAATGCCTCCATCGAATATTGTTAATTATCTCTTCAAGGGTTTCCTTGATAGTAGTAATATATTCGAGTCGTGCTTGGGATTCTTGGATATGGGGATCAGCGTCATAATAATAATTCATTTCGCCTTTTAATATCTTGAGTCCGTTCAATGCATCGTATTCCCAGCCAAGGTCATCGATCTGATCCTTAGTGAGTTTACCATTGTACCAAAGCCACTTGTTTTTAAGCAGGACTTTGAATTCCATATCTTTACGTTTAAGCTGGAGTTTTGTTGTTGTGAGGAGTTCTAGATACTTAGCATGGAGTTTAGCAGAATCTATTGATGCCTGGTCTAAACGAAGCTCATCTATCTTTGAGTCTTCTTTCCACATGTCTAAGATTTTTTCGATATTCAACATAATAATCACCATTCATATTATAATATAGGGGGTTTACAGCTTTATTTATACGGCCTTAAATTTGAAGTATGAGTACACAAAAGTGACAGATGCTGTCAGATATGTGATATCAGTTGCAGTTGCATCAAAGGGCAATGAACTAAGGTTAATAGGATACGCATCAATAAACTGTATTTCGTTTGTAACGTTATTCGAGCTATTCATTACTTGCAGCGTGACGTCACGTTCCTTGCGAACACCGGTCTCAGCCTCAGTAACCATGCCTAGGATCCAATCATGAATCTCTTTATAGTTGGTCAGGTTTTCATCTACTAGAAATGTTAAATCAAAAGGCATGTACTCAACTTTATCAGGAGTCATGTTTAGATTTCTTTTAGGTGTATTCAACACAGCAGGGCTGACACTAATATCAGGCAATGCGATTGTTTGAACCATGTACTGAGCATTCGGATATTTCTGTGAATCGATCACAAGTCGGAAGCCAGATGGTGTAAGGAAAGAAAGGTTCTCTACTAGTGTAGAAGTTGCCTGTTCTTTAAAATTGATAGTAGTGGTATATGGCATTGTGTTACTCCGTCATTATACACTTATTTATAATGAAAAAAAAGGGCAACCCGAAGGCTGCCCAATTTGTTACTCTAGGGTTTAGGGATTAACCTTCGCCTAAGATGTTTGTTACTTTGAAGATACGGTAATACTGGTTAGCACGATCGGCACCAGTGTTATCGCCTGCAGTAGAACCAACGAATGGGTTAGCAACCATACCGTAGCGAGTCTTAAAGCCGATTTTTGGCTGGAAGGAATTCTCACCAACTGCACGAACCATTGTTAATGGAACATATGGGCAATAGAAGATACCAGCATCGTATGCGTTTGTACCTTTATAACCGATGTTTACATAGTTAACAGCAGCGTATGGATCGATGTACACTTTCATGCCACCGTTCAATGTACCAGCAAAAGTGTTGCCAGCGTCATCTACAGCTAGATTACCATTTACAGCAAGAGCTGGAGTGTAATCAAGAACACCAGAAGCAGATAGTGCAGCAGCCACATCTGAAGAACAGATTAGGAAGTTACCCTTACCGCGACGAGTTTCACGTGCAATTACATTAGCTTCACGCTGGATTTGTACCAACAAGCCTTTGTACTTCTCTACAGACCAACGACCGTCAGCATCTGTGTTAAGATCAAAAGTTCCGGCAGTTGTTAGGTCACCTTGTTGTGCGCCCAATTTAGCTTTCATGTTGATCGTACGGATAACTTCGCGGTTGATTTCAGCAAGAATTTCTGCAGACAAGATGTTTGCAAGTTCTGCTTCAGCGTCTAGACCGTGCACAGCTTTAAGATCTTGTGCAAGTTCCATTGTGTACTCAGCTTTCAAAGCACGAGACTTTGCAGTCACAGTAGCTTTTTCGATTGAGAACGCCATTTCAGGGAACGCGTTTCCAGCAGCATCGCCAAGAGCTTCAGCAGTTGCTGTAGCCATACCGGTACCAGGAGCGTATTCCGCAATAGTATCAGAGTCGTTACCAACAGAACCACCAGAAGCAGGATCATCTCCAGCAAAAGGATCGTTGTTGCCAGCGTCTGCAGAACCAAGGTCACCAGAAGCGGCACCAGAGAATGCAGTTGCAGCTTCGCCAAATAACGCTTCAGTACCAGATTGTGATGTGTAGCGTGACTTCATTGCGAAGATTAAGCCAGTTGGACCAGTCATTGGCTGTACACCAGCAATGTCATAGGCCATTAGGTTTGGCATAGAACGACGTACTAATGAGATCAAGATTGGATCCCAGTTATCAATACCACTGCCAGTTGAGTTAACAGGTGCAGCTTCGTTAAGTGAGAAAGACGAATGTCCGCGCTCTTCAGCAAGGGCTTTCTCAGTGTTTTCAAGCATGACTGCAGTTACAGCAGCACGATGCTTATCTTTGAATTGAGGAGCATCGGGGCTGTCCATGATTGGGGCCCATTTCTCCATTAAGTTTTTGTCAGCGTTAAACATTTTTTGTTTACTCCGTTTAAATATTTAGAAAGTTTGCTTAAGTGCAGCTACATAGCGTTGCATCATTGGTGATACTGAGACTTCGTCTGCAGCATGATCATGTGATACTTCAGCTTCTTCGCTTACGATTGATGCTTCTTTAAAGTATGTTTCTTTGATAGTATCTACTTTAGCTGTAAAAGCTTCTGCAGTTTCAAAGGTTACATCTTCAACAAGCGTTTTAAGCTTTTCAGCTTGTGTTTCGCTCAAACCAGTTGCAGATTCGATAACGATTGCTGCACGCGTAAGTGTATTCACTTGCGTTGCCAACTCGATATTTTTCTGCTCGGAAACATTAACAGCTTCTTCCAAGGTATCAACCTTGCCAGCAAGATCGTCAACTAAGTCAACCTTTGTTGCTGGTACTTCAACGTAATGTTCAGTGAACACACCATGAAGTGCTGTCATAAAGCTTTCAGCGATCTCGGTACGAAGACCATTTTCGACTGCAAGCTTGTTTTCTTCCATCCAGTTTTCGACGACGTAGTTGAGGTAGCCATCAACTTTTTCGACCAATTCAGAGTGAACACGTTGTGTTTCTTCTGCTAGCTCTTCTGAGTACTGATCTTCTAAGCGATTAATGCTTTCAGACAGTTTAGATTTCAAGGCTGCTTCAAAAATGATAGCTGCTTTGCCTTTAAAACCTTCAGATAAGGTTGCTTCAGATTCAACTAGTGCGTTCAAATCTTCATCGAAGAGACCTTCAGTTACTGTATTAGTATCATCAGTGTCAACGCTTTCAGCATTCATTTTCATATATGATGCTGTTAGCTCTTCTTTTTTCATCTTAGACAATTTGTCATACATGGCATTAACCATACCAGCTTTAGTCTTCGGAACTGCTGCTTGCTTTGGTGCAGACGCTTTCACGACCTTACCAATTTCATCAGCTGCTTTTTCCCCGTCAACTTCAGGTGCGGCTTTTGCCTCGTCCAGGTGATCCCCATCAGAAACTTCAACGTTCTCAAGGGTCTCATCTTGGAGTTGTTCAACAACGTCTTCGATATTTGTATTATCGGACATTTAATTACTCCTATTGAGTTAAAGTTTTGAGAGGAAATCTTTAAAAACTTTCATCTGAACATTACTCATGTCTTTGATTTTAGCTTCTTTGATCTCAGTCTCGAACTGTTCAATTTCTTGCACTTTTAGGATACCGTTATCCCAAATCCAATCTACTCCCTCCATGATGCCATTTACAAAGGCCTCAGGAGCAGAAGGGTCCTGAACGATATCGATGGTTGCGAGCATAAAATCCTCACCAACCATGTTAACTCCGTTCCGGCGTACAAGACTACCCATACCACGACTTGAAACACCAAGCTGAACACCACCTTCCATCAGACCCTTTACAATCTGACCCATAGGAGTATTCAATATTAGTGCCTTACCCATCACATTATTACCGTCCCACTTTAGTTCGGTAATACGATGGGATACTTTATCCAAATTAACGGTTGGACCTTCAGGGTGATTCAATTCGCCCACGGCCCTTCCTTTGGAAACTTGTTCTACAGTATATTTATTTACTGCATTTTCTAAGACTTTCTTTGGGTAGATCCTGCCATTGCGGTTCTTACCCTCAGCCTGCATAAAGATGCCTTCGATTGTGGCAGTCTTTTCGCCTTTATCGTTAGCCTCGGACAAATACTCTAATTGAGTATCCATCATTTCTGTTATTAATTTCATGTTCTACTAGCCTCTCGGAATCGCTAAACTAGTCAGCTTAACACCAGCGTTAGCAGCAAAAATACATTCTGTCTTAACTTTTCTAAGAACAACATGCTCGTCAGACATAATAGTAAAACTTCCAACGACTGTTCCACTTTGTGCTGTTACCAATGTTACTAGATGAGCGGCTGAAGTCGTATTAATAATACGTACGTTAACCCCAGCTGATACTGTTGAAGCTGCACCTGATGTTGTGGGCGCTGCTATTTCCGCACTAAGTGGTCTAATTTCAGCCATTGTTTATTTCCCCATCAGCTTTGTAAAATCTTTAATAGCCGTTTCGGCTTCTTTTTCTGTTTTAAAGGTATCCAAATCCTGACCATCAATTGATGCTATGAACTTGTTACCCTTCTTTTTAATCTCGGCAGAGAATTTGCCCTTACCGACTTTGAACGTTTTAGTAGCCTCAGATACCGGCGTCGTCTTCGTCCTGAATTCCTGGAACTTCATCATCGACTGTACCTGTCATACTTTGGGCCATAGCAACCTTGCGGTCATCCATAGCGGAGTTAATTTTGTCTTGCATTAAACCAGCAAACACTTCATTTGAATCGTTTTGACTCTTAGAGTTTAGTGCGCTAATTAAATCACTTACATCTGGCATCTTCTTCACCTTTCATTTATTTATACAACTAACGATTTAGACATCGTCTTCATCAGTTGGCTCATTCATACCTTCATCATCAATCTGTTGAATGATGTTTTCAATATCTTCATCTGTTTGATGCAATACATTCTTACGAATCCATTCAACTGAATAGTAACGTCCGGCGTATTCATCAATCTCACGCAATGTACCTAGGCGTTCACGCAACAACTCCGCATCTTTCAATTCAGAGAAGTGGTTATCCTGTAGGAAGTCTACAGCAATATCCTGTCGCATTGCTTCCCATTCTTCTTCAGTAACAATACCTTTAAGAACGAGCTGGGTTTTCAATACATCAATAAACAATGCAGAGAATTTCTTACGTAATCGATTAACAAACTTCTGGAACTTAAGCTCATCGCGTGAGATCTCAGTAGTTCGTCCAATATTAAACTGTTGCTCTTGCTCTAAACGACCACTTGGTACATTCAAAGACTTGTACAACTTACGACGGAAGTATTCAATGTCATCAATCTGACCTAGGTTTTCACCACCAGGTAGAGTCGAGATCTCAGTACCACGGCCGCCTTCACGTCGTGGCAACCAGAAGTCTTCGAGCATTGACATGTGCTTCTTGTCGTCTTTCATATCACCAGTTTCGGCATCGTATACCATCTTGTTACGATACTTTGCCATGATGTTACGAAGATACTCTTCAGCCTTACCCTTAGGAAGGTTACCTACATCGATATAAAATATACGACGCTCAGGTGCACGTGCAAGGCGATAGATTACCAATGAGTCTTCCATCATACGAAGCTGGTTAACTGGCTTCAATGCTTTGTGTAAATGACTCAGTACACGCTTTCGGCTTGAATCTAACAGACCTGATGTTACATATGTAATCGAGTCTTTTGCAATCTTTAATCCCTGGCCTTTAGTACCTAACGATTCATTCTGATAGATGAAGTATTCATTGCTACCTACGATAAGTTCAGCGCCAGTCTTAGGATCTTTTTCCTTTTTCAGTTCACGAACTTTACGGATCTTTGTAGGATCAATTGGTCGTAGCTCTAGCAAACCATTCTTAGGATTCTTTTCGTCAATAATCTTGTGGTAGTATAAACGACCATCAACATACCAACGACGGAAAATGTCGTGACCATACCAGTTTAGATTAAGCATTGTAATTACATGCTCAAACTCTGCGTTGATCAATTTCTTAATGCGATCAGGTTGATCTAAATCATCCATGATCAATGAGACAGGAGCAGAGTCATCATCCGAAACAATCGCTTCGTTTACAATGTCTTCAACAGCTGCATCACATTCTGTTTGTTGTGAGATGTCGCGGTACTTAAAGATAAGTTCTTTCTCTGACTTAGCTTGATCTCCGTTAATATCTACGTATTGACCATAGTGACCGCCAGCATTGATTACATTACCAATACCTTCGTCTTCATCCATAGGAGCAACAAAAGAAGCGCGTGAGCGATCCTCTTTCTCTTGATCCTTTTTCTTTATTTCAAAACCAAATAACTCGGCCAATGTGTTTATCCTCTTCAAATAATAGCAGAGGAGAGTAATCCCCTCTGCTTATACTGTTATTTATAAGGCTTGAGAAACACTACTTATGAAGTAGTATCTGATTCCCAATACTGAACTTGTAGTTCAACAGTGAATTCCTCAATAACATTCTCTGAATCATATGAAACATCGATTGCAGATATATTAGTTGGGAAGGTTCCACGGAAGTCATAGCGTTTTACCGCTAGTCCAGCCTTATCTAACTGCTCAACAATCATATCGGCTTGGTAGTCGACAGGATTGGTTAGACCAGTGTTTGATGCATGTTGGTTAATACCGTTCATCCAACGCTCGAAAGCGTTTCGTGTTTCCATTTGAACGTCATTGATAATAGTCACTGACCATGGTTCGAATGTACGATCGCCTGCAATCTGCAGTTGACGTCCACGGAACGGGATAGTGATTGGTGCAATGATGGAAGCAGGTAGCTGAGCAGCTTTACACATGAATGATGCGAGCTCAACATTGCCTCCGGCATAACCGGGGAAGTTTAATGTGGCTTTAAATAAGTTGGCACGGGCACCGCCTCCTGTCAACTTGGATTTAAAGTCATCTACGCCTAAAATAGCCATGTTTTATGTCTCCTTATTGACCGATGATTTCAGAGAACTCAACGCCGCTACGAGTAGCAACAAAGTTCAATGTGATGAAGTTAATCGAACGTGCTGGCTTGATGTATATATCAGCAACAAACGAATTAGCATCAATAACAGCGCCTGTATTATTTGTAGCGTCACAAATAACAGAGAAGTCAGTAATACCACGACGGCCTTTTACATCTCGCAAGAATGGTTCGACGAGATTGCGGAATTGTGCCCGAGTAAATTCGTCATTGAATTCGAACAATTGGAATTTAGCAGCAGTAGATACGGCTTTTTCCAATGTGATGAACAAGCGACGAACGTTAATGCGATCGAATGCACTAGGCTTACTTTGTCCAGTTTTGTCACCAAACAATACGATACCTTCACCAGGGAAGCTAACGATTGGGTTAACGCGTGCTTTATACAGATCATCACGAGCAGCTTTCTTAGGATTGAAAGCAATCTTAGTAACACCGCGGATTTGACCACGTGTGAAACCAGCAGGTGAGAACCATGCATCAGCAACATTGTCTGTGTTTGCACATAGACCAGCAACTGCACCAGCAGCAATAATCCAATGGTATTTGTCCATGTACTTACAGTAGACATATAACGCAGTTGAATCAAAGACAGCGTATGATGAAGAAGTCAAGGCGTCAGCCCAGGCTTTCACATCAACAGCGGCAGTTGCACTATTAACCGTTACGGCAACAGCAGGGGAAACAAACGCAACACAATCTTTACGTGCAGCAGCAATCGCAATAATGGCATTTGCCATAGTTACATCGTCAGCGGCTGCGGTCTCAGGACCGATAAGAAGATTGATGTCGAGTGTTTCGGCATCATTAAAGTGTACGTACGCAGTCGTTAATTCGCCAACAGTCGGTGCATTATCGCTTGTACCACCGGTAAGTGATACTGTGATTGCAGAAGAACCTGTTACGAAAGCAGCACCAGCAGCAAGTGTAGCAATTGCTCCAGCGTCTGTTAATCCAGAAGTGTGTGCACCCCAACGAACATACTTAGATTGAGTATTGATAACGTTCTTGTAGAAGCTATCTGTACCATCATCAGCTTTAGCATCTGCAGCTTGAGATACGAATGGGAATGTTTCTAGAATAGTACCAGCAGCACCCGTGATTGCACCATCTTGGTCAACAACGATAACGTGCAACTCATCTTTAGTTTTTCCACTGATTGCTGTTGAATAAGTAGATGTGCCTGGAGCTGAATCGAAGCTAGACTTGTATGCCCATCCGTTAAACGCTGTTGCATCTGCCGGACATATTGAGACTTGTAAAGAGTTACCTAAAACTCCTGGAAAACGAGCGATAAATGTATCTGTAGCACCAGGTGTTACAGTTGCATAATGATCGTCATTCTTAACTAAAAACGCAGTACCAGAAGTAGTAGCGTTTAGGTTGCCTGTGACTGCACGTACGACGCGCAATGAGTTACCATACTGCAAGAACTGTGCAGCAGGATAAAAGTACTTTGAAGTGTCGTAATCCGGTTTGCCGAAAATATTAACCAATTGTTGCTCTGAACCGACTGTAGTGACCTCATCAACGGGACCCCACTGGAATGCACCAGCAATAGCTCCGATTGAAGTAGATACAGCAGGAACAACATTGGTCAAGTCGACTTCTTGGACCTGGACACCAGGTGAGACTTGAAATGCCATGTATATTTCCCCTTCATTGAGAATTAATAAGTTTTCATTATAAGACGTTTTTCACTATGATTATTTATAAATAAAGCGATTTAGAAGAATACATCCTTTTGAGTGAACCAAGTGTCTCCACCTATCCGCTCACTGACTGCTTCTTCTACAATGCCATCATCAAAAACACCAAATGGTACCACGTCGTCTTCTATCATTCTTTGTTGTTCAGCATACAGCATACTTTTCATATCAATATCTGTCATCTCACCAAAGAATGGTGTGGCAGCAAACCAGCCGAACATAACCAGGTTCATCATTAAATCATCATGATTTCCATCTGATGCTTCATATGAGGTTCCCTTGGCTACAAACGTCGACATTTCAATAATTGTATCTTGGTCAACAATGTTTAATTTGTGCTGTTCTACTAAGTCCTTAATATTAGAACAACCGATGCGCTTGACTTTCTTAGTCATAGTGCAACCGATCGAGTTAGCCTTTATCATAGATTCAACGAATACATTTTCGTATTCCAAATCGTAGTATAGACCATTACAAACAACTGAACCCTGATCGTTGGATTCAATAACTACATATGCCTCATTAAAATTCCGTGCATACTTGTATATAATATCAGGAAATAATAGTGGAGATATCATATTGTCTCTGTATACTGCTACCTGTTGGAAGGGCTGTACACTTATATCTATAACATTAAAAGTAGAGTAATCCATGCCACGGCCTTTGGCAACGTCTACGAACATCATGTACGTGTGATCTGCTTCTGGCTTAGTGTATACCTTAACGTTATTCTGTGTGAATATTGGTTGTTGTGCCTGGAGACTTAATAGGTGATCGCCTGATATGAGCGTATTACCAGTTCCGTGGAACGTATTACCAAACTCCTGATTAAATTGTAACTCGGACGTGTTAGCAATAGTTTGCTTTTTCCATTCTTCGTCACGACCAGGTACGTCCCACCAGTCTACACGGAAATGCTTATAGTCATTAGTGTTCTGTACAGAGCCTTCCCACAACTTGTGGTATATGTTACCTAAGCCATTTGCAGTAGAAGTAATAATTACCTTTGTGGATTTACCAGACGACACAACCGGATAGGTTGATGTATAAAACTCTGTTGCGTTCTCCACGAATGCAAACTCGTCGAGGAATAAGAGATTGACAGACATGCCTCGAATGGATGATCCGCTAGTAGCAGCAGCGATGATCCTAGAATTATTAGAAAACTCAATTGAACCTTTGTTTAACGCTTTACACCCTGGTTGCAGAAAGAAAGGTAAGTTCTCAAGCATTAGCGTAATACGAGCAAGCATCTCACGTGCAGTTGCACCCTTGTTTGCTAGTATCGCAATGGTCTGTTCAGGATGAAACAGTGCATACCATAGCAAATAACCAACCGACGAAATTGACTTTCCTGATTGGCGACAAGCAAGTACAATAGTAAATCGGTGATTGTTAAAGTGATGGAACATATCTTCTTGATACGGATACAAGTCGAAAGGAACAAGTCCTTTATCAAGATGTATTACCTTAAGATGTTTTTTTGCAAAGTATACAGGATCCTTAAGGCACCGGGTATACTCTGTTATTTGTTCTTGTGACCAAGCTTCTTGAACCCCATCGCGTTTAACGTTATGGTTACCAAGATAGCTTAGTTCGTTACTTTGGGGATTCGCCATCAATGACCTTTATTTTATCTAATAGTTTACGTTGAAGATCAGCAGTCGATCCGACGAAGACATTATTTTGTGTCATGCCGCCTGGTAGTAAAGGTGTATCCTTATCTACCTTTTCGACTTCTTTTTTCTTCTTCTGTAATTCCATCAGACGATCTGCAATCTCAGCGTTCTGTTTCATCATGTTAGACAATACTTCGAATGCCCTTGGATGTTCAGAATCTCGTGCAAGTTCCAGCATCAACTCAATTGCTTCATCGCCTTTTTCTGCTAGGTTGTAATATTTTGCTCTAGCATAGGCATAGTCATCATTTACATCGCTCATTATACATTCCAAATCTCTTCAATTGTATCTATAGCGGCTGTCACTGATGATGTTGCACCTGCGACCGTATCGCTAAGATCGAATATTCCGTTAACGGTTTTGATTGTCATCTTAGTACCAACAACAGAAACTAATACTCCGGTTGCTCCACTTGTATTAGCAGTAATAGTTTCCCCTACAGTAAATGTTGTTCCACCAGCTATACTAGATATCGTAAAGATATTTTGATCTGGATTGTCTGGTCTAAATATAGTTTCCACTATAGTATGTACTTCAGCCTCAGCAGCCGTAGCCGGATTAACAATAACCTTTTGTCTTTCAATAGGCTTACCACTTATTTTAACGTCATTATTATAATCAACGACAACGCTTTTAATAAGTCCTTGTGAACCGATACCGCCGTAGAAATTAACCTTTGTTTCAAAATCTAATGTATATATAATGACTCGTCGGGTAGTTGCGTCACCCTCATAATCATCTTGTAATGAAACAGATTGCAATACAAATGGTTGATCTGATTTAAAGTTATTTTCGACTTCTTTAATTGATACAGTATAGTCTGGCTGAAAGAATGGAAGGATTTGCTCTAGTATCTGAAGAGCATCATCCTGATTCTTTGCCATGATGTTTAACTGTACTCCTAGGTTGTATCCAACTGGACCAAGCACTGTTTTCTTTTTATTGCCATCTAAAGGATCTGGAAAGCTTTGACGAATACCCTTTTGTAATTTGACGTTAGGGTTATATGTTAATGCCGACAATTCAAACGACATGCGTGGCAGTTTTAATGCAATTTTAGGATCATCTAGATCTCTTTGCTGATCCAGACGTGCTAGGAATTTCTGCTTAGGTCCATATGCTAATGGAACCTTAATGATATTTCGTGCAGTGCCATCGTTTCCTGCACGCAGTACACTAATGTCATTAAAGAGTGTACCGAATACAGCTACAGATCTACGTATAGCAGCGTGATAAAAGTGATTACCGAACATTATAATTCCTCATTATGTTGCATCGCCAAATGGATTGTTTTCAGAGAAGTCAATAATGTCATCAGCCTCATCCTCGAAGTTAAAGTTACGCGCTGATGGATCATTTAAGAATGTACTATCAGTTGCAGCAGTTGCAACATCGTAAATCTTACTGATCGTACCAGTCGCAGATGAAGTAGCACCGACAATAGAATTGGTTACAACAAACTGATGATACTTTCCATCTGATGTTTCTATTTGATCGATAGTTAAGGTCTTAGTAGATCCAGATCCGGTAGGTGCACCTACGAC